TACTCAAATTCTTAGGGTTTAAATTCTTGAGGGAACTCAAGTATGGTCCTAACCAATTATCCTTTATCGAGTTTTGCCGTGTGTGCAGATCCTAATGCTGGAGCTAGAGCTGCAGCCAGAGAAAGACATAAAGAAAAAGTCTTTAATTACGCAAGTAATTCATTAAAATACTTTAATACAGAAGCAGATGTTGGAAGAAAGTTAAAATTTATTCAAGGTACTGGTAGATCCAGACAACAAAGTGATATTAGAGAAGCCGTATTAAATAGAAGATCAGCTGGATTAACTGCTAAAGAGAAACTTAATAAAGCTTATGCTAGTTCTCAATATGTTAATGAAGGTGGTGGTTCAAGAACAGCTGGAAGAAATCAAGTTTTAGCCTTAATGCAACAAGAAGGTAAAATAGATGCTGGTATTTCTAATTTTGCTGGTAGAGGTCAAGGTATTTTACTAGAAAAACAAAGACGACTTGAATCAGGATTAATAGCTGGACAACGAAAACGAGCAGCTGTAACTCCTGAATTTGGTGCTCCTGTTACAATGCCTGGTAGAGATACTGGTGCTATGTTTATGGGTGCTTTAAGTACTGGTTTGTCTATAGCTTCTCTATTTGTTGGTAGTGATATTAGAATGAAAGAAGATATAGAACAAGTAGGAGTATCTCCTGATGGACATAAGATATATGAATTCAGATACATAGGTAAACCAACTAGATACCGTGGAGTTATGGCTCAAGAAGTAGCTAAGATAGATCCTATGGCTGTAGGTATTAGACAAGATGGATACCTTGGAGTTAACTATGGTAAAATTGATGTTGACATGGAGGTGATCTCATGACAAGTTCTAACTTTGACAAGATGCTGAAACAATATCAGGGCACACTACCTGATATATCCAGCACTAATTATAATGAATTAGACGACGAGTTCAGTGTTGTCAGTGAAGTTAATAAACAAATAGATGATTTAAAAACTGATTATGCACAACAAACTGAAGCAAATGTACAAATAGCTATACAAGCTGCTGAATCAAGAGGTAAACAGTTAAAAGCTTTAGCAGGTTTAGTTGGGCCACTAAAAAAATTACATGATTACCATGAACAAAAGAAGATAGTTAATGCTAGGTATGATAAGTATACTACACAAAAACAACAAACACAATTCCAATTACCTGAAGGGTATGAAGGAGATATAGATGTTGGTGGTAAATTAGATGGTTTAGATGCTAGTGAATTATTATTTAGATATGGAGAGAATGATCCATTATCTAAAGAAGTACTAGATTTCTTAAATAAAAAAGGTTTGATAGGTCCAGACGGAAAACCAACAGACAAAGGGCTACATGCTGCAAATGATTACTTAGAATATAAACGTGATCTAAGACTTCAAAAGAAAGTAATTCAAAAAGAAAAAGAACTTTTAGTTGAACAAAAAGAATATGAACTAGATATAGCCCAAAAGGCAGAATTAACTTTTCCTACTGGTACTGATATTGAAGAAAAAGATAGAGCATGGGCAGAAACAGAATTAGTAGATAACTTCCCTAATACTATAAATGCTCTATTAGGAGTTAAGAAACAGTTTCCTGGCATGGATAGGCCACTTAGTTATCTAGATGTCACTGGTTCTCAAGCAACAGCTGATCAACTTAAATGGGCACCTCTATTACTACAAGATGCTGTAGCTGATTACATAGCTTATAATAAAAAATTAGTAGATAAAATAGGTGAGAATCGTTTTCAAAATGAAATCTTCCCTGGTATATACGAACAAGCACAACAGATTCATAAACAATCTTTAAATGTTGCTTTCGCTAATGCAAAGGAAGAGAACAAAAAAACTAACGCTAAAATATTTGCTAATGAATTAAAGAGTCAAGGTATAACAGCTATCACTGGTAAGTCAGGTTATGTCTCTATACAAGAGTTACAAGCTGATGGTACTAAGAATAATCAATTAGGTTTTGAAAAGGCTTTAGAAATTCTTGAGTATGCAGAAGGGCAAGGCTATATATCAGGTAGAGAGATTAGTGATGCTATCAATAGTGACTTCTTAGGTAGAGATGGTACAGTAACTAATTTAGAAACCCTTAAACCTAGCTTTTATAGAAGAGCAAGTAATATAGCTATAAAATCAGAGCAAGCACAAAACAAAATTGAATTAGCAGATAGAGCTAATAAGATAACTGCTGAGATAGATAACTTATGGATAGAAGCAGAGCAAGAAGGTTTACCATATCCTTCATCTGATAAAGCAAGAGCGTTACATGCTGATTTAGCTCAGCGTTACTTTGTTGATCCTGCAGATCCTGTATTTAATAAATTAAAATCAATAGCTTATGCACCAGAGAAAAGTCCAGGTGACATAAATAATACTTTGAATTATCAAAAAAATAATGGATTTTTATTATCTGATGATTTAATAGCTCAACTACCAGAAGGACCAAATAAGACATACTGGGAAGGACAAGCAAAGGTGCTTGGAACTAGAGGTCTTACTAAAAAGGAATTAGATGATGTTGGGAAAAGGTTTGAAGGTAGATTAAAAAACTATAAACAAATTAATGATATTAATACAATATTAGATGAACGTGATACGTTAGCAGTTGAAAGAGCACCTGGATTATACAATGAAAGGTACGAGTATTACATGAGAGCTGATGGTCAGGATGATAGAGCTAAAGCTAGAGTTGCTGCATCTAGTGCAGCTTGGGGAGATTTAATAGAAGCTTTAAAGTCTGAAGGTACCGAGAACGAAAATAAAGACTTATGGGGTGATGAAGAAATCCATAAATACGAAAAAGGTACCTTAGAAAATCATGATAATCATGTTGATTTCATGTTAAAGAAAGGTATAAAGTATGCATTAAATACAAATAAATATGTAAGTCATTTAGAAGAGCAAGCTATTTTAGCAGGTATAGAAGCTGAGAAAAACGGTGATCCTATACCAGCTTGGTTTACAGATAATGCTCCATATTACAATAAAACTCCAAAACAAGTACTGAAAGCACGTGTAGAAGCAACAGCTGATTTAAGAGAAGGTGATTCTACTGAGATTGAATTCGATGATAAGTATCACTTAAATGATGTATCTAAGAAAGGCAGTGCTGCTAAAGTAGCTAATGCTGCTATCCAAGGTAATGTAGATGAAATGTTAATTGATTTACAAAAAGAAGATTTAGATATTGATAGTACATCTGATATGCCTGAAAGTATAATACTAGACAAACCCCTTAGTGAGTATACTTTAAGAGAAATATTAGCTCTTAGAGATCTAACTATTAATCCTGATTGGAATGATAATATTGGATTAGGTATATATGATTTAAAAACTAAAGGTTTACTTGATCTACTTTTAGATCCTAGAATGGTAGGATATATAGATTTAGATTCTCAATTTAATGAAGAGACTCAAAAGAAATTAATGTATGCTAGATTACTACAGAAAGCTAATGCTTTAAGCAGTACATCCACTTGGGATAATACCTACAGAAGATTGAATTGGTTGACTGATGAAGAAATAGAAAACTTTATAAATGTAATAAAAGATGCACAACAAGACGAAAAGTATATCGACGATCCTTATAGATCCCTAAATACTTTAACTCCTGAAGTCGCCAAGGTTGCTTTAGAGGATGCACTAAGTTATGTATAAAAATTACTAAGGTAATAACATGGAAAATGAAAATACAGGGATGGATTTATTAAAACAATCCGCTTCTATATTTGATCAAATACAAGCTGAAGATACACAGCAAGAAGAAAGAGAAGAAACAACTCAAGCTATAGAATCAGACGTTTCTCAAATGCAAGGAGACCCTAGAGATAAAGAATCTTGGGGTCTTCCAGCAGTAGCTGAAGAAGTTAAGTCTGCTATAATTGGGGGTATACAAGATACAGCTCACTCAGTACAAACTTTTCCTGAACGTGTTATAGATACAATTTCAGGAGAAGTAAGTAGAGAGAGGAAAAAGAAAGGTAAGTACCAACCAGAGTGGACTCCATTTGTAAATGAAGAAGATCCTATCCTAACTAAAACATGGTGGGGTCAGATGTTAAGAGGTACCGTACACTTTGGTTCTATGGCAGCTGGAGTCATAGCTGCTGGTAGTGCAGCTGGTGTAACAGCTCCTGCATGGTTAACTGGTATGGCTGGATTTGGAGTTATCAGAGCAGCTGGGATAGGTGCTATATCTGATACTATATCTCATACAACAGACGGTGAGAACGCATTAGGAATGATGCGAGATCGTTTTGGTTGGATGGACACACCGTTAAGTACTAGAGATACAGACCATCCTTTAATGATGAAATTTAAAAACATCGTAGAAGGTATGGGTATAGGTATACTCTTTGATAGTGCTGCAATGGCATTAGGTAGAGGTAGTTCATACGCAAAATCTCAAGTAGCTGCTAGAAATAAAAGTGTAGAATTACAAACAATTAGAAAAGGTATTCAAGAACTTAGGAAAAATGAGTTCGGATTTAGAGCTAGTAAAAACTCACCCGTAGCTGGTAGACATCAGGGTAATCATTTATCCGAGGAAGATCCTTTTATTGTTTGGGAACGTAATAAAAAGATTAGATCTGATTGGGGATCTGAAGAAGGTTCTGCAGGTGTTATATCAACACCAGTGCAGAGAGAAAGAATTGCTAGAGAATCTGGACTATCTGAAGAGTTAGTTGTTGATACTTTATCAAAACTATATAGTGCAGAGAAATTCCAACAAGTATTAGCTGCTGTAGATGGTAATAAGAAACGTCTAGTAGAAGTATTTGGTGATGCTATCGTAGCTCATCAACGTATTACTTTAGGACGTAATGCTGCTGAAATGACAGCTGAAGAATACTTAGAAGAGATATTAGAAACTTCAATTAAATTTGATGTTACTGACATAACTGGTAAGAAGATAAATGAGATTACTACTATCACAGCTCAGAATGTTGTCGTTAGTGATCTAGTTGTATCTACATTACTACAGCAATTAAGAGATCTAGGAGTTGCTGGTAGGGAGATTGGCAATTGGGACAACCTATTAGATATAGACGGACCAGCTGACCAGATTCTTGATACTATGCTTACAGCTATCTCTGAATCTAAAAGAGCTAGATATACTTTATCTCAAGAGTTCCGTAACTTAGGAGCTAAAAGACCTGCTGCCATTAAAGAAGCAGTAGCACAAGAAGTCAAAGATGCTAGAGAAACTATTCAGTCTATACTTAAAATAGCTAATAAAGATGAAGATGGAGATTTAGTACTAGCTTTATTTGAAGCATTCTCATCAATGAAAACAGTTAATACTGTAGATGACTTTGTTCAATGGGCTAGAAAAATGATTAAAGGTGGAGAGATTGAAGGTAAGAGGCAGACTGGAGCTATGATAAGAGAACTCCAAGGAGTTATGATACATAGTGTCCTGAGTGGTCCTAAGACTCCTATGAGAGCTATTATGGGTACAAGCACTGCAACCTTCTTAAGACCCTTCGCCCAGACATTAGGAGCAGGTATAATGGCTCCTTTTACAGGTGATGTAACTACAATGAGAGCAGGTCTAGCATCAATGAATGCTATGATGCAGACTATTCCTGAAGCATTTGATTTATTTAGGACTAGATTAAACTCTTATTGGAGTGGTGATATATCTACTATTAAGACTAGATTTGCTGAATACACTCAAGGTGATGATAATTGGGAAATCTTAAGACGTTTTGCAGAAAGTGATGAGGCAAGTGCTGGAGATAAAGCTGCATTTGCTATGGCAAATATGGCTAGAAGTGCTAATAATTCTAATTTCTTAACTTACTCAACTAAGATAATGGCAGCAACTGATGATGCTTTTGCTTATATTTTAGGTAGAGCTAAGATGAGAGAGAAAGCTTTTAGATCTGCTTTCGATGCTAAACAAAAAGGAGCACTAACTGCTTATAATAGTATTACTCCTGAATTAGTTCAGTTATATGAAGAGGATTTCTATAGACAAGTGTTTGATGGTAATGGTAATATCATAGATGAAGCTACTAAGTTTGCACGAAAAGAAGTTACGTTAACTCAGGAACTAACTGGATTTGCTGAAGGTTTAAACTCAGTATTCCAACAGAATCCATGGGCAAAACCTTTCTTCTTATTCGCTAGAACTGGGGTAAACGGATTAAATCTTACTGCTAAACACACACCATTATTTAATTTCTTTGTTAAAGAATGGAATGATATAGCATTTGCTAATCCAAATAACTTAGATAACGTAGCTAAATATGGTATCACTAACGCTGCAGAACTAGCGAATGCTAAGGCATTACAAGTAGGTAGATTATCTATGGGTTCTGCTGTAATCAGTATGGCTGCATGGCATTGGATGTCTGGTAATTTAACAGGTAATGGTCCTGTAGATAGACAGCAAAGACAAGCATGGATAGATGCTGGTTGGAGACCTAGACAAATCAAATTAGGTGATGTATGGGTTAGTTATGATTCTATGGAACCATTTAACCAAATACTATCTATTGTAGGTGATATAGGTGATGCTAGTCAGTTAATGGGAGAAGAATGGACAGAAGATCAACTTCAAAAGATCTCCCTTATTATAGCTCAAGGTCTAACAAGTAAATCATATTTAGCTGGTATGCAGCAATTCGTTGATTTATTTGCTGGTAAGCCAGGTCAATTCAATAGAATTATAGCTGGTTTAATGAATAACCAAGTACCTTTAGCTGGTCTTAGAAATGAATTAGGTAAACTATTTACACCTTATACACGTGAGTTAGGTTCAGGTATTGAAGATGCTTTAAGAAATAGAAACTTAGCATTTGAAAAATTACCTGGAGAAGACTTACCTATTAAGTGGTCTATAATGAGACCCAATACTCCTATTAAAGATCATGACCCATTAACTAGAATGTGGAATGCTGCCATGCCAATTCAGTTTAATTTAGATTATAATGAAGCTCAAAAATGGGTATTTCGGTCTGGTTATGATTTAAGAACTACAGTATTTTATACACCTGGACCTAATAGTATCAATTTAACAGATAATCCACAAGCTAGATCCCTATTTGCTAAAGCAATTGGCGATGAAAATCCAGAAAAAGAGATCGTTAAACTTTTTAGAACAAAAAGAGCGCAAGAATCTTTAGCTCAAATGGAGAAGGATAAACGAGATGGTAATAGAGGTGCCTTTGAAGCTGGTGATTATTATCATAATATCATGTTAAATAAAATATTCACTAGAGCTAAAAAGAGAGCTTTCTTAAAAGTTAAAGGTAAGCCTATTTTTAGAGATTTAATTGAGGAACAAACACAAGCGAAATTAGTAAGGAAGAAAAGAACCGCCCAAACTTCTAATATTACTCCTGTCCTTCAAATATATAAATAAACAATGCCAAATAGTTTTTTAGAGTATACTGCTGACGGAGCAGATACTAAAACAGGAATAGCGATTCCTACATTCAAAAAAGAAGAAATAAAAGTTCGGGTTGATGGGGTTCTCAAAACTGAAGGTAGCGGTCAAGATTATGAGATTAACCCTTACAGTACTTCATCCTTTACTATAAATTGGAAAGATACAGCCAGGCCGACAAGCCCGAGTGTAGTCCGTGTATACCGTCAAACGGATATATTAAATGCTGCTGGAAGTGATGTAGAAGGAAGAGCTACATATCAAGCTGGTTCTTCTGTTAAAGCAGGTGATCTAAATGATAACCAAAAACAAGCTTTAAGAGCTTTAGAAGAAGAAAATGAACATCTACTACAGAGTTGGGATATACAAGATAATGCAATTATAACTTCTAAAATAAAAGATGGTGCTGTAACAAGTGCTAAGATTCTTGATGGTACTATTGTTAATGCTGATATAAATGCATCAGCAGAAATAGAAGTTAGTAAATTAAAGAATGGTACTACAAGACAAGTACTAATAACAGCAGCTAATGGTACTGATGTCGCATGGGCTAGTAATATAGAACTTCCTGGTACATTAGATGTAAATGGAGTTGTAGATTTTGATCAAACTTTAAATGTTGACGGTGCGACTACAATAGGTGGAACATTAGGTATTACTGGTACTACTACAGCTGCTGCTATTAATGCAAGCGGAGCTGTCAATGTAACTGGTAACTTAGCTATTAATAGTAATAAATTTAATGTTAATGCAACATCTGGTGATACAACTGTAGCAGGTACATTAGGTGTTACTGGTAATGCAACATTAAATGGTGGGGGTAGTCTCAAAAATATTCGAGTTGGTATTACTGCTGATAATGAAATTGATACATCCACTGGAAACTTAACCTTAGATTCAGCTGGTGGTACAGTTACTATTGATGATAACCTTACTGTTAATGGTGATTTAAGTGTAAGTGGTACATTTAATGCTGATACTCTTGACTCTTTAGATTCTACTCAATTCTTAAGATCAGACGCAGTTGATACTTTTACAGGTGGTTCTCTAACTATTGCAGATAATAAGATATTGAATATTGGATCAACTGGTGGGGGTTTTCAGTTAACGCGTGATACCACTGGTGGTGATGCAGGGATGTATGTAACTGATACAGGTTATCATATTTATTATGCAGGTACTCAAGGTTCTACATTTAGAACTGGAACTAACCACAAAGATGTAGCTAAACTTGTTAATTATACAGATGGTGGGTCTAGATGTAAAGTTGAGTTATATGAAGGTGCTGATAGTAGTGCAACACCTACAAAACGGTTAGAAACTACATCTACTGGTGTCACTATTACAGGTGAACTTAAGACTACAAGTCTTGAAATAGGAGGTGCAGATGTAACAGCTACATCTGCTGAATTGAATATTCTTGACCAAGCAACAGTAACTACATCTGAACTAAATAAACTTGATGGATATACAGGTGATGTTAATAACTTAAATATTGTTAGTGGGATGACTAAAACAGTATCTACAGATACTTTCCCAACAACAAGTGATACATCGTATCCTACTGCAAAAGCTATTAATACTCATGTAGTCGGTTTAATTAATGACGTAGGTGGTTTTGTACCTATAGCGAATGAAGTATCTTTTCCAACTACTAATCCTGACCCTGATGATGGAGCAGGTACCATTGTGTCTATTGCAGACGCAGGTGGTTTAAAAGTTGCTGATGGTAGTGGATCTGGTACATATGCTGGTACAGCTGGTCATTCAATTGGAGCTACAACTACAGCTGGGGTAGCTGTAACTATCACAGATATAGACACATCTCTTAGAGGTACAACTATAGCTGCTGGTAAGGGGATGTTGGTACAGACAACAACTACTCTAAATACATATACATACCATAGACTTACCTTAGATGAAGCAGGTGTAGCTAGTGCTCAAACATTAGTATCTGACTTTAACGAAAGGTATCGTGTACATGCTGGAGAACCTGGATCTAATAATGATGAAGGTGATTTAGTATATGATACTAATGCTGATAAGATGAAAGTGTATGATAGCACTACATCAGCATGGAAAGAAGTTACTTCAGCTGGAGACTTTAAGTTATTAACTGTTGTTCCTGATGGAGCTACATCTGGTAGTCCAGTATTTAATGGTTCTAATGTTTCTTATGATTTAAGAGATGGTAGTAGTGCAGCAAGTGTAAATAATGTTGGTCAATTATTAGTTAGTTTAAATGGAGTTATACAAAAACCTAATTCAGGTACTTATAATGCAAGTAATGAAGGTTTCTATTTAGAAGGTACAAACGGAATTAAATTCTGTACTGCACCTATTGCAGGTTCATCTTTATTTGTAACTCAAATAGGTTCTGCTGTAGCTTTAAATCATCCTGCTGCAGATTCAGTAGTAGCAGATTCAATAGATGACGGAGCTATCTCTAACATAGCTATATCTAGTTCAGCTAATATTGCAGGAAGCAAACTTGCAGATGATTCAATTGCAGAAGTTAAGTTAGACATACATAACGCACCGTCTGGTACTGATAAATTCCTTGCTTATACCTCTAATGGAATGGAGTGGGCTGTACCAGTAGGCGGTGCAACAGGAGTTGACTTTAACGATGGTGTAAAAGCTAGGTTTGGAACAGACAATGATTTAGAGTTATATCATTCAGGTTCTCATGGAATAATAAAAAACGATACTGGTAATTTGTATTTATATGCAAAGGCAACTGGTAATGAAGTAGGTGCGGCTATCTATCCTGGTGCTCAAGTAGAACTCTACCATAATAATATCAAAACTTTTGAGACAGACGCTAATGGAGTAATAGTTCAAGGACCAGATGCAGGAGATGCAATAATCTACTTATACGCAGATAGAGGGGATGATAATGCAGATAAATTTAAAATTTCCACATCTAGCGCAGGAGGTTTTTGGCTTGAGAATAAGGTAAGTGGTTCTTGGGAAACAAATCTATATGCTGCTGGTAACGGAGCCGTTGAATTATATAACGATAACTTAAAGAAGTTTGAGACAACTACAAATGGAATACAAGTAACAAACTCAACAGCTACAGCAATTACTGTAGTTAGTGCGGATAATCAAGATGGTGGTATTTACTTTAATGATGGGGCTAATCAAGGAGCTGTTTTATATCAACATAACGGCGATTATATGGACTTCAGAACAAATGGTACTGAAAAAGTTCGTATAGATTCGAGTGGAAACGTAGGTATAAATTGCACTCCTAGTAGAGAGTTACACGTAAAAGGTTTAGACGGAACAATTAGACTAGAATCTACGGCAGCTACAGGTAGAACTTGGATTGAATTCTTTGATACTTCTGCGATTAAAGGAAGTATTGGATACCCATCTAGCGGTAATGATAATTTAGCAATTCAGCAAAGTGAAAATGCTGATATGTACTTTACGACTAATGATCTAGAAAGACTTCGCATCAAATCAGATGGAGATGTTCAGATAACTGATGGTAATTTAATAGTAGCAGACACTCACGGTATTAGTTTTGCTGCTACTGCTGATGGCGGATCAGTTACACCTGATGAACTTCTTGACGATTATGAAGAAGGAGAATTTGTTCCTGATTTAGGTATCTATAGTAGTGGTTCTTGGTCTACAGCAACTTTTGGTGCAGGAACTAAAAAAGGTTTTTATACTAAAGTTGGAAACCTTGTTCACGTACAAATAAGTTTTCATACTTTTCATATTGATTCTTCATTCGATAACGGTTATGTAAGATTAGATAGTTTACCTTTTACTTCTAAGAATAATGCTTATAGAGTTGCTGTTTTAAATGTCACAAATACAGACGCTTTTACTTCTGCTGATCCATTTAATTTCTATTTATCCAATAATGCTACTAATGCTATAAGTAGAAGTATTAAAGGTACTGGTTCTGCTTATGCTGAAATAAGCGGTACTGCAGACAGAATGTTAAGAATTAGCGGATGTTATGCAACAGCATAAACTTTCAATATATATTTAAACAACAATGAAAAACTATGGCATTAACAAAAACATTATATCCTGATAACGAAAAACTTTTATTAGGAACAGATGGTGATCTAGAACTCTACAGTGATGATACGGATTCATATCTCTCGCATACAAAAGGTGACTTATACATATATGGTGTAGGTAGTAGTGACGATATCTATATTTGGTCTAAAGATGATATCTATTTATCTCCTCAAAACGGTGAAAGTGGTATAAAGGTTATCGGAAACGGAGCCGTAGAACTCTACTGGGATAATCTACTGAGGCTGAGTACAAAAGAGAACGGTGTGCAATTAAGAGGAGGATCTACTAATAAAGAACATTGGTGTGAAGGCCATTATTTTCCTTGGACTAATGCTACATATGATATCGGTGGAACAGCAGCATCTGATGGTAGTGTTTACTACTGGAGAGACGGTTTATTTTCTAGAAACCTTATTTTAAGAGGAGACAGTGGTGAGTTTAGAGTAGAAGCAGCAAATGGTGTAGATGCGTTTACCGTAGATAGTGATAACGGCAATACTTATATAGGCGGTCAAACTAAAATAGGAACAACCACTGAAGGTAATGCAAGTGCTGATAATTTAACTGTTGCAGATTCAGCTGCTTGTGGTATAACAATTCGTTCTGGAGATACTAATACAGGTAATATCTACTTTAGTGATGCAACTACTGGTTCTGGAGAATTTGCAGGTGCTGTTGAATACAAACATGGTTCTGGAGGTGATGAAGATTCTTTAAGGTTCCATACCAATAGTAATGAAAGAATGAGGATAGATAAGAATGGACACGTAGGTATAGGAACAGACGATCCATTTGCTCCGACTAATTATAAGGGTTTAGAACTTAGTGGTACTACTGGTGGATGTATAACTTTTTCTGATGATGAAGTACAGAAATGGGAAATATATGGTCAAGATGAAGAACTGAGTTTTTACAACAGAACCAATACAGCATGGAGATTAAGATTACTTAAAGCTGGTAATGTTGAGATATCTGATGGAGATCTAGTTGTAGCAAATGGTCACGGTATCGACTTTAGTAATCAGACATGGACAAGTGCTACAGGTGCTAATACTACTCATGAGCTTTTAGACCATTATGAAGAAGGCACATGGACACCTGTATTTGAATCATATGAAAGTGGTGCTTGGGGAAATGCTGGTTTTAGTACTACTGGTAATCAGACAGCATATTTCACAAGAATAGGTAGACTCGTAGTAGCTACTATGTGGCGAACAGGTTTCCAAACAGATACTTCAGATACTGCGTATACTAGAATTAAAGGTCTACCTTATGCTGTTTATGATAGTTCTGGAGCTGGTTCTGTTGGTTATATGAATAATGCTTTTGCAAATAATGAAATACGTTTATTTACAGGAGCTTCTGGAATAGAAATTTATAAAAACGATGGAAACTGGAATAGTTGGTCTGATTCAAATAATTCTAATATTTATTTTACGGTACAATATATAGTACAATAGATATAAGACCGTTAGCACGTCTTAAAACTACGCCATAAACCTGTTTAATTCGGAGAATTTCCCTAAATGGCACTAACAGAAACACAAGAGAACGACAAAATAGAGGTTGTTAATAAATGGAACATACAGGTAAGAAACGCAACCGTCATTAAGAAAGATGGTGTAGAACTTACCCGTACCTTTCATAGAAAAGTATTAACACCAGGAAAACTTAAAGGTGGCACAGGATCTGATAAAAATGATTTAGTAGCTACTGATATCAGTGGAGAAGATGCAGATGTACAAGCAATATGTAATGCTGCGTGGACTACACAAGTCAAAGATGACTATAAAGCATTCTTAATAGCAAACGAAAACACACCAGGATCTTAAATGACACACCACCTTACAGACAAAATAGAAGCAACTAAAGCTGAACTACAAGCAGTAGTAGAAGAGCATAATCAACTTGCAGAAAAGAAGCAAGCATTATTAAATAAAGCTACTGAACTACAAGGTGCTTTAAAAGCTTTAAATGAGTTGAATGCAGATCAACCTACCGAAGGCGAATCTTCCTAAAAATCCTAAATCTCTACCTCACATGGAAATCGAGTTTAAGCCACCCGAAGCTCGTATTCCAGGCTATACCCCTATGGTGATCCCTCCGAGTGATCTGGAGGCTCCTGAAGGGGTAAAGGCAGAGGCTAAAGAAGAAGCACCAACTGCTCCTAGCGTACAGTTACCTGTATTAGATATACAGATGCCGTTACCTACAGCTGAAGTTGTAGCTACTGCTACCTATGCGGCTGTAGCGGCTGTAGCGACTACCACCCTAGCTACACCTTTCTTTGATCAAATAAAAAAGAAACTACAGAAATTCCTACAAGGTAAGATTGATAAATGGAAGGAGAAAAGAAAAAAGGACTCCTCGGAAA